TTTGCAGAACTAACTGAATTATCAGCAAGGTCTGCCTCTGCAATCGTTCCGTCTAAAATACCCTTTGTTGTGATTTTTGAAATTGCCATGTTAATTTCCTTTAGTCTTATTTATGGTGCGATTTCCGTTGCTGATATAAATGAAACACCTCTTTCATATTCATTACTATTTGTATCTGCTCCAGTTCTATTAACTGATAAAGTTCCAGCAGTTCCACTCTGAGGATAAAGTGAAGTAAATACTAATTTATATGTTAAAGCACTTGTGCTATTATGCGTTGAATCAAAATAAGTAGCACTCATAGAATCAGGCGTTGACCCAGTATCAGCAGTTTGTGCCCATTGGTCATTAGGAGCAGCGACACCACTACGTCTATTACCAGCTACTGGAGCATATAATTTTGTAGTATCATTTCTTGTAAAATAAAACATTGTATTAGCTGTATAACTAGCCTGATTGTATTCTTGAAAGAGAACAGATTCTAATCTAATAATTGAGTTAGCTTTAGTAGGGGTAATAACTACCGACATACCAGTAACAAAAATTTCAGTACCACCACCAATTCCAGTAACTTGAAATGGCGTATCAAGTTGTGTATATTTTACTTGTAGAATTTGATTTCTTTGATTATGTCTAACTATTGTCATGATGTCGGCTCCGTTGGCCACTTGACATCATCAAGTGATTTATATGTCTTAGTTATATCTCTCAAATCTTGACGATATTTTTTCTGTGCGTCTGTCATTGTTAAATCTGCTGATGCCCACCAATCAGTTTTAGCTAAAAGTAAATTCCTTTCTTCTCGTAAATAATTTAAAGGAGCAAATCTATCAGCATATTCGGCTTGAAATGCCTTTTCTTCAGCATCTCTTGCTTTTTCTTCTTCAGCAGTAAACTGAATTTTTTCACCATTTACTAATCTATATCTTGGCATCTAATAATCCTTTAACCTTTTTTAAACCCATACAAAGTATATTCATCAAAAACTATATTACCACTTCCCATATATAACTTACATCTATCAACAACATCTGCATAACCACTTTTTCCAGACATCTGTTCTTTCATAATTCCAGTAGTATTTTGCCCGAATCTATCTGCTCCAACCACAGTCTTTTTGTCAGTAGCAACTTCAAAAAAATATATATTCATATCATTGAGTTGATGTGTTGTATCAGTTGTTACACCATTATGAACCATTCTAAAATAAGAACCATTCCACAATCCGTTTTGTCCAGAGGAATTGGAAGATGAACCTTGGTGATGACTACCAATGATACTTAAATAACTATCTGAAAAATAAGTGCTATTGCTTTGTTTTCTTAATGTCATATACATATCAGCAACTGAAGTACTACAAAAACCTCTCAGACTTAACATTTGAAATGCATAATCAGTACTAGTTGACAAATCTATTTCTAAGGTAGCGACTGTTCCACCAGTAGTGTTATTTTGCAATGACACTAAGTTTCCAGTACCAGTTAGTGCAGAACCATCAAGAGCAGGCAACGCACCAGTAAGTTTTGATGACGCAATACCAGATGTAATTTTTGCATTTGTAATTGTTCCATCACTAACTACACCAACATTTAAAGGGTCACCACCCATTGATATAATGAAGTCAATACTATCTGAAGATGTTAATGCTTGGTCTGAACCACCATTTTTAAAAGTTAATGTACTACCAGAAACAGTAAATGAAGAACCAGGCTTTTGAATAACACCATTTAATGAAACTAAAAGTTGATTTACACTATTAGGTACAAAAGCAGCACCGTCCAATTGCAATGAGTAGTTTGCAGTTGCTGATGCTGTTAAAGCATCTAAAACTGAATATGCACCTACTGCTGGTGGTTTTCCTATAAATGGCATTATCTAATTTCCTTTATCATATTTATGGTTTGTCTGGAAACTTGAAACCAGTAGCGTTTCCTTTTTCATCTTTTTCATCAATGCTTTTAAATTTTTTTGTTAAATCTCGTAACTCTTGTCTGTATGTTCGCCATTCTGTTGGAACTGCAACGCCTGCTTCTAAACTTTTAGTAACAATCCAATCACTTTCACTAAGTAATTCGTTTCTAAGATTTCTTAACATTAATAATTTTGTTTCTGTATTAGTCATTATACTGCAATCTCCATTAATGTTAATTGACAAGTTGCACTTGCTAATTCAGCATTGTTATAATTATATCCACCACCATTTCTTAACATTGTATATGGCCCATGATTATATCTTTCAATTACACCTTGTATATTATAAGTGGTTGCAGAAGATGTGTTTGGAGAATCAGCAAAATGAAAAGGTATCGAAGTAGGTCTAGAAGCAGGATAACTTGAAGCTGGTGGAATAACAGCGTGCATAGGTTCAGCACCAGATGCATCGCCTCCATGAAGAGTTGTCAATGATGATAAATCATCTGTCTCACCTATTACTGTACTTCCTCTTTTTAATTTTAACCCTAACCAATGAAGAGTTCCACTATAATTACTATATAAATTTCCGATAGATGCGAAACCCATAATAAGAATTTTACTATTTGTTGCTGTAGGAGTTATTGAAGCACTTATAATAGTTTTAGGACTTGATGAATTTGTACTTGCATAACTCGCTGATGTCATTTCATTAGCAGTTATTGTTTGCACAACTGAGCCTACTGGTAAACCAAATGATTGTACTTTACTAATTGTTGGCATTTATTACTCCTTTGGTACAGTTGGCCACTTGACATCTTCTAGTGACTTATATGTTTTAGTTATATCACGAAGTTCTTGACGATACTTTTTCCATGCATCAGACATTGTAACATCAGAGTTGGCCATCCAATCTGACTCTAAAAGTTTACTATTTCTTTGTTTTCGTAATAAATTCAATTTCATTTCACCATCTGATGCTTTTGTTGTTAAAGTTTTTGCTTCATCATTTGTAATTGCAATAAAATCTTTTGGTATTAAATGGTCTTGAGAGCCATCTGTCTCATAGGCATAAACTTCATCGCTTTTATTTTTATAATGTTTCATTATCTTAATTCTACCCATTTTACTAATACTGGAGTTGTGCTTCCAGTATTTCCATTTATTCTATAAACAGTATTATGTGGAACAATAAAGGAACTCATCTCTCTACCATTTGACTGATTTGTATATTCATCTCCAAAATTAACTCCACCTACAACTACTTGTATATTATCTCCAGTACCAGTTGTACAAATAAAACTAACCATAATTGGTTTTCCAGTTGAATTTGTATAATTTGTATTAAATGCTCTTGAACTAGTTGTATCTGTCCAAGTTTGTCCTACACCAAGTCCAGTACCAGTTAATGCAGTTCCATCAATCGCTGGTAACGCACCAGAAAGTTTTGATGATGCCATTCCAGTAATTTTTGCATTTGATACAGAACCATCTGGTGGAGTTGTTGTTACTTGTGCAAGTCCTTTATAAACAACATATAAGTTAACACCATTAGGTGGAGCATTACCAGAACCAAAATCAAGAGTAGTTCCAGACGCAGTATAAGCTGCAGTAGGTTCTTGTCTTACGTTACCAACAAAAACTTCAAGGTCATTTGCATTTGATACTGGGTGAGTAAGTGTAAACGAAGTCGTAGAACCATTTGCAGTAAATGATTGTTTATTTACTGAACTCGCAAAACCTTGTGTTGGTGTAGTTCCGATAAAAGGCATCTATTCTATCCTTATGTAATTTCCATCAGACCCATTACAACATCTAACGAAGTTGCTGTTCCTGCCTGTACTTTCAAAATATCAGATGCTTCCAGAACATATTTCTGACCAGCAAGAACCTCAAGAGTTGTGTTTGCTGGAATTGCAACTTCATTTAGTAAAAGTCTTGTTCCACTTGCAGAAGAATCTGTAAACTGAATTGATATATGTGCAGAGTTATCTGTTTTGTTTGTTATCGCAATACCAAGAATAATAGCGGTTGTACTGCCTGGACAAGTATATAAAGTTCCACCAGAACTAAAACCATTTGTTGGTACTGAAGCGATTGATGCGTTTTTAAATGTGTTTGCCATATTTTTATCCTAAAGCGATTGCCAATGCAGTAGCGTCATCTGCTGGGTCAAAACTTAATTTTGCTTGAGTAACAGCGCCGTCTGCAACAGTATTTAGTGTATTTGCTTGTGATAATTGTATCACTTGAATGTTGTTTGTACCACTTGGTGGTGCAGAAGTAAATGTTAAAGTTGCACCACTAACTGTGTACGCATAACTACTACCATATCTTTGATAGACATTATTAACAAATACAATAAAATTATTTGCACTTGCAGCTGCAGGAGTTTGAGTTAACGTAAATGCAGTTGTTGAACCGTTACCATTGAATTCATCAATATGTGGAGATGCTAGTGCCTGTGTCATTGATAACAAAGTTCTACCAAGATATACAATGAAAATTCTTGCACCGTTACTTGGTGCGGCTGCAAAAGTAATTTTTGGGTCACCAGATGACATTGAAATATTGAACGCAAAATTTGGTTCTTGAACAATACCATCAAGAGAAACTAAGAGTTGTCCAGCCTGTGCAACTGGAAAATCTAAATCAAATGTTGCGTTTGAACCATCACCAGTAATTAACTGTTTATCAAAACTTCCAGCGGTTGGTTCTACTCCAATATAACTTGTCATTGTTTATCCTTTAATATTATTTATTCTGCATCTGGTTTAGTAGGCCACTTTACATCTTTTGGTGATTTATATGTCTTAGTTATATCTCTCAAATCTTGACGATACTTTTTCCATGCATCAGACATTGTTGGTGCATCTGGTAGACTCATCCAATCTGTTTCTGCAAGTTTACTATTTCTATCTTCACGAAGAAGATTTAAATCTCTTTTACTTTGACCATCTAACCATTCTTTTACTTCAGCATCTCTTGCTTTTTCTTCTTCTGCTGTAAACTTTATTCTTTCACCATTTACTACTTTATAACTTGCCATTATTTAACTCCATATAATTTAAACGTACCAGTTAAAATACTGTTAGTCGAAAATTTAAATTTAATTCCAGTAACATTATTATTTGTACTCCAAAGTGTTCCATGAGATGTAATATAATAAGGGTGATAACTGTAATAAGTTAAAAAGTAATTAAATGCTCGTCCACCACCAGTTGTTCCTTTTGGGTCTGGTAATGTCATTTGAAATTGTAACGGAACTGCTTCTGTGGAATCTAAATGTCCAGAAGGTGTCATTTCCCATCTGGATTCAGAAAAACCTCCACCTACAGTATAGTTACTGTTAGCATTACTAGTCGTATTAATCTTTGTTCCATATGTTGCATCAGTATCATATGTACTTGACCCACCTCTTGCTTTAAATGCAAGAAAATCATCTTGGTCTGAACTAGCATTACTTGTAATACTAGTTCCCCTAATTATAAAAGTTGTATACGCATCATTAAAGAGATTAGTAAAAGCAACTTCTGCTGTTGCACTACTGATTGTAGTTGTATTTAAAAGAACTAAATTTCCCTCAACACCAGTTAATGCACTACCGTCAAGTGCTGGTAACGCACCAGTAAGTTTTGATGAAGCAACACCAGTAGCAATTTTTGCATTGATAACAGCATTATCAGCAAGTTTTGCAGTTATAATTGAACCGTCTGCAATATCTGTTGATGCAGATGTTGTTTCGTTATTTAAATATTCTGCTAAATTTTTTGCGTTACTAGCCATTATAC